ATGTCGTGCTACCAAAAGAAGTCACGTAGGCTTCTATGGTGCTGTCAGCACTGGGACCATGTATCACGTTGGCCTCCACTATCTCGTACCTGCTGTTTGTGGCATCTGAAATGGAGATGTGATACTTTGCGCTCCTATACAACGTTGAATCAAAACTGTCCACTGTGTCGGTTGCGGATGATGTGATAGAAGCGGTGTTGTCATTGATGTCTGAATGGTTCAGTGTGGCACTTGCCGTCGCAAATCCTAGGTTACCACTGCCGTCGGTCTTTAGGAACTGTCCCGTGCTACCGTCCGACGTTGGGAACAGGAGTCCACTCACTGACACGGTGCCCGTGCCGTTGCCTGAAAGTTCCAGATTGGCGTTCGACGTGTTCGTCGAGATGGTGTTGTCCGTTATTGTTACCGCATCGATGGTCATTGAGTTGTTCACAGCGAGCGTGGTGAATGTGGCCGCCGCGGCCGAACTGGCCCCTATGATTGTTCCGTCTATGTTACCACCGTTGATATCTGCATTGTCTATAACAACACTGCCAGTCCCAGAGGCCGAAAGCACCAGGTCTGAGTTTGATTGCGTCGTTGTTATCTCGTTGTCGGTGATGGATATGTTAGAGTCTATCAGTATCTTGGTTGCGGTGACCGATCCCGTGCCGCTGGCTGACAGTACCAAGTCATCGTTGCTCCTGTTGGCGGAGATGTTGTTGCCGCTCACTGTGATGTCACCCGAGAACAACGGAGATGCGTACAGTTCCGTGAACATTGTGTTCACGTTCTGCATGGCACTGCGTAAAGTGTCACCCGTGCCGTCGTTAGCGTTTGATCCTACGTTTAGCGTTATCTGTGCCATAATTAAACTTTTATTACTCTCCTCACGAATTTCACGACCTGCGTGTTAGTGTTATTTACTGTTCCTCGCAACCTAACGTTGCCGCCTGAAACATCTGCAGAAAAATCCAAAGATTCGTACACGGATGACCCGTCACCCGCACCATTGGAAGCACCACCGGTTAGACTTATGTACGCAGTGGAACCATCATGTGTTATGTTTGCTTCCACCAGTTTGTACCTATCTGCTGTGGCGTCTGAGATCTGTACGTGATACTTGGCACTCCTGTAGATAGAACCGTCAAAAGAATCTATGGTCTGTGTTGATGAATCACCGGAAATGGTCGCTGTGCCGTCGGATATCAAGGTCTGATCGAACAGCAATGGAGATGTGAACCATGACAGTTGTCCGCTCCCGTCCGTCTGCAGTACCTGTCCTGCCGTACCATCACTGTTGGGTAGGTTTATTGCGTTTATGCTGACATACCCACTGCCATTGGGACTCAGTTCAAGGTTTGAATTTGATGCGTTGGCCTTGATCGTGTTGTCCACTATGGTCACACCGTCTATCACCAAGGCGGAGTTGTTGTAACTGACCGTCGTGAATGTCCCGGCCGCGGGCGTTGAAGCACCTATGACCGTGCCGTCTATGTTGCCTCCATTTATATCCGCTACGGATGTTTCAATCACTCCCGTTCCGGAGGCAGTAAGAACCAAGTCGGCGTTTGACGTGTTGGTCCTTATCCTGTTGTCCGACATCCTTATGGTGTGATCTATGGTGAGGTCCGAGAATCTCACCACCCCCGTGCCGTTACCTCCCAAAGAAATATCCGAGTTTGATTCTGTGGCACTTATGTTGTTCTGTATGAAAGTGATTTGTGACGAGCCAGAACTGGTGGCGTACAGTTCTGTGAAGTTGTTGTTGATCTTGATGCCGGCTCCCCTGATGGTATCACCCGTGCCATCATCAGCCGTTACTCCGATGTTGATTAATTCCTGGGCCATTTTATATCGCCTGTAGTACTAGTTTCTTCCAGATGGTAGTCACTCCATCATGATCTGCTGTGCAGACATATAGATTTGTACCATCCCATGATATTGATCCTGCTCGGTCTCCGGAACTGCCCAAACCAGTAGCCGTCTTGCTAGTGTTGATCACTATCCTGTCATCATTGACAACTATGTTTCCTGTGCCCGATGCCGAAAGTTTCAAGTCGTCATTCGATCTCGTGGCAGAGATGTTATTGCCACTGAATGTGAAATCACCGATTCTGTTCAGAGAACCATCAAAAGTCACGTTGCCGGAAACCCCAAAAGTGCCCTGTACCGATGAATTGTCGGACAGTATTATCGTGCCTGTGCCGTTGCTCTGCAGTGTCAGGCTGGCGTTGGTGGTTATGGGTGTTATGGTGGTGTTTGAGATCTGAAGTTGATCAACTTCTATGACCCCTGTGCCATTGGCCTGCAGTTTGAGGTCACCGTTCGTTATCGCAGTCGTGATCAGACCTGTGGAACCGTCTCCAACCAACTGGTACACTTCGTCGAAGTTGGAGTTGACCTTGGTCATGGCGGTACGTAAAGTGTCGCCCGTCGCTGGATTTCCTAGTGTTCCCGTGTCTATCGTAAGTTTAGCCATAATCTGTTATGCGTATTTATTAAATACTGGTATGTTCATAGAAACCCTAAAGACGATGAAATTGTACAAGAGGGAGAGCAAACTGGGTACCATGCACACCTACCACAGGAAGAACCTGATCTACGTGTTCCGGTGTGACGCCTGTTCAGACACATTCATGAGGCCCAAGTCAAAGGTGGATCCGGCCCGTGCGTCGAACGACTACAAGCACGTGTGCAACAAGTGTGATTCCAAGAAGTTCGCCCAGAGTGTGGGCGTCAAGATGCGTCGTGTGTATCAGTTGGACGCCAGCAGTACCAGGACTTTATAACTTACGCCATTTGATGTCATCACGGGCTCCCGTGATCCATCTCTGTAGGTCGGCGTATATGCCCGACTTTATATTTGGTTGATCGAAGTACCATCGCAGGAACGGATTGCCCTCGAGGTATTCACGCCTGTTTATGAAGTAGAAATTAGTTTCAGGGAATCTACGGAACGTCTGCCTCAGTTGGTACATCCATTCATATTTCAAATAGGCCTTCATGCTCTCGCGACCTGGGTAGTTTATCGAATCCTTGTAGATGTTGTTCTGTATCCGGCTGGGCGTGTCCATCTCCCACTGCTGGGCACCCATGATGTCGAACGCCAGTATCACTATGTTCCTAATGCCAGACTCCGCCGCCATCAGCACCGCACTGCATCCTGACCCCTTGGCCATAGAGAAGTCGTTAGTCTTGATTCGGCCACCTTTTTTTATATTGCCACCACGCCAGATTCTGTAGATTTTCAATCCTTCGGGTACATCGGTTTCTCTATCACCTTCGCATATGAAATTCCATTTTGAAATGTCCTCTGGTCCATGTATGCTTGGTGACTCTTTGCCATGGTTATGCCAATTGGCCAGTTCTGCGTACATGGGAGGATTGACTGCCACTATGTGATCACACAGTTTGGGATGGTCCCTATAGATGGCGTTGCAACCATATATGATCCCATGACCTTTTAATTTCTCTATTGGAAATATGTTTCTAGATTCACCGTTGCCTATCACGAATGCGGTGTCCATCAGATGCCAAATGACTCTCCACAACCGCATGCGGAAGTTGAATTGGGGTTGCTTATCTCGAACTGTGATCCAAAGGTCTCCTCTACCCAGTCCACCTTGGTTCCGGCCACGTACAGCATGGATGTCTCGTCCACCACGAAACGACCGGTGCCCCAGTCCTCCACGTGATCACCCTCGGCGATGTCTTCCTGTTTGTCCACGAAGGCCCACTCGTACTTGAATCCAGCACAGCCTCCGCCCAACACCATCAGGCTCACCGCCCACTTGTCTGGGTTCCTGGCCAACAGTCGTTCCATCTGTTGTTTGGCGGCGTCTGTTATGGTGAATAGGCTCATGCTAGTAATTATCTTATCTTTGTCCCATGTTCTTGATTCCCACGGCCAACCAGAATCGGGTGGCATCTCGTTTCCGCTGGAAGCTCATGTAGGCATTCTGGTGTTCCCAGTGGTTCTTGGGGTTCTCTATCTCCCCTACGGGCTCAAACCACCAACCCCACTTGCCCTCGCAGTTGACCTGGCACCACTCTATGCAGTCACCCATTATGCCGTTCGAGTTCATGTCTATGTTGAATCGGAACTTCTTCATGTACCCGCAGTCATTAGGCACTTCGTCTAAACCTGGTTTGGCCCTCTTCACTTCCACCTTTCCATAACTTTGTTTCATTATTGCCAGTGTTTTATTACCCATTCGTCCGCGCACTCCATGGGGTTGGGTGATCCGTGGAACACCGCCACCCGGTTGCCTGGTGCCACCTTGCAGGGTTCACGGAAGAACTTGCGTCCATCCTTGGTCAGTAATTTTGTATCTTTCAATCCTATCATCTCCCACTTGTATGACCTTATCCACTCATCAGGGAACCACGTGATGTCCCCAGAGGCCCTCTTTGTTATCCAGTCCTGGTCACCGTGGTTCTGTTGCATTATCTGTGCGGATCGATCTTTGAACTCCATCCATAGGTAGTCCATGGTGCCCGCCTGCCATCTCATGCAACTGGAATTTGATAGTTTCCAGTCCTTGATCCTACACCTGTTGAAATCTCGTATGATGTTGAACTTGCCTGGGTGTGTGAACAGGGGATCTATGTTGTCAAATATAACGACATCCAGGTCGAAAAATAGAATGTTGCCCTTGATCGGCATCTCGGGTGCGAACATCCACAGTTTGCTCCACCATGACTTGATCCAAGGATCCTTGGGCAGTCTGACCACGTTGATGTCTGTGTCTAATCCCGTGGGATCATCCGTGAGGCAGTGGAACTGGTATGGCACAGTGATGTGC